AGATTCTTTGATATGGTACTGACATGTTATATTCCTATACTAATTTAAATTAATTAAGCCTGTTGAATCGCAATACCACCACCGCGTCTTACGTCGGCAATACCTGCACCCATATAAGCAAGACCTGTTAACCACATTTGTAGTCCACCTGGCTTCTCACCCATCTTCACTTGTAAACCTTCTTTGATTACAGAGAAGATACAAGTTTCATGGAAGTAAGCACCAACTTTAACGTCTGACAATACATTGTTTACGTTACGTTGTCCACCAACTGCCGCTGTTTGAGTAAGCAAGAAGTTAGAGAAAATAACTCTACAACCATATAGGTTAGTTAATGTTCCAGTAGCAAGTAACTCTTCACCTAGTGAAGTAATTGCTGATCCGCCTGAGTTAGCAACAGTAGTTACTGCTCCACCTGATAGTTCTGATAATGCTCTAAGCATTGAAGAACCGACAACTCCGTCATTACCATCTGAATCTAAGACGATAATTGGTGTTCCAGGAAGTTTAGCAACTGTGTAGTTTTGCTTGATTTTTTGTACAAGTTCTAGTACAGTGTTAGCCGCGAAAGGACTTGGGTTAGTGATTGCAACACCTTGTACACCAAGTTCCATAGAACCTAATGATGTAATTACTGGGAAGCCGTCTGCTCCTACAGTAGTTACGTTACCTGTGTTAGCAGCCGCTGCCTGAGCAGTGTCAGCAAACGTTAAGAATGCTCCTGCTACTCGCTGGTCTACTTTTTCACCGTATGATCCACCTAACTCTTCACCGATAGTTGCCGCTAATTCAAATGATGTAGTCCATGAATAGAAAACATCAAATGCAGTTGCTGCCACTGCGGGTGTTGCTTGGATTGAACCCTGTGCTAATGCTGGGTTTTGCTCTACTGCACCAGGAACTGGGCCGAAACCTGTTGCTGGGGAAGAAGAAGGATCGTAGTCCTGATATGTGATAGCCGCAAAGTTTGGTACTAAGTATGTATCACCCTGATTTGGAGTCACTACTCTTGTATAGTCTACAAGACCTTGTGACTCATGCATTGCTTCCAATGCAAAGTTTGCTATTGCGGTAGTGAAGCCATCTGCTTCATTATTTGCTCCGCCTAATACGTATGCCATGATTAATCTCCTTTAAAAATATTATTGGCTTTAAACAATTAGTTCCGTTTAGGACTAGAATCAGAGACTGCTACATTCAGACCTTTTAGACCAACTCCACGTCCTAGACCATTGCGTTGTTTCCATTGCTTAAAAGCGGCTGGATCTCTGCTATAGTCAGGAATGGCGTCTAAATCACTTCCTGCAAATTTGCTCTGTCCTGGTCTTAATCCAGAACCTGACTGAGTTGCTGATTGCTTAAGTAACTTTGGGTTACCTTGTGCTACTTCTTCAACTAAGTCTTTTAACGTAAGTGGTTCGCCGTCTTGTCCGTATCGTTCTTGTCCCTTCTGATTTACAATGCTATAAGTGTTGTCATCATTCCATTGAATGTTAGACTTGACTTTTTGCAAAGCATAATCTGAAAGATCAGAATCAAAACGATCACCCATTGATTGCATGATATCAGATTCAAGTTCTTTACCTTTCAGTGCTACTTCTTTTTGAGATAACTCTGACTGTAATTTTTGAAACTGTTCTTGCAAGTCATTGTTAGAAACAGAACGAGTCTGTTGCTGTGGTTGACGTTGCTCCACTGGCTGTACGTTGCCACCGGCTTGTGTCTGTACTGCTTTCTGTTGTGCTATAAATTGCACTGCATCTTCGACTGAACTTAAGTTCGTACCTGATGCTTTACTCAATGCATTTAAAATACCTTGAGTTTGCGATTTACGAATAGCACTAGGATTAACTGTACTTTCACTTGAAGATTGTGTAGATTCAACATTATTGTTGTCACTCACTACTGCTTCTTCTTGCAGGGCTTGTTCGTTGCCACCGATATTTTCATCAATCATTAAATTCTCCTATTTTACGTAATAAACGATTCGATTGTTTGTTTTCATTAATTATTTATCGACCAGTATTCTGACCGCTAAGTTGCACAGCAATTGCTTGTTGTGTCTCGTATGACGGACCAGTGTCTTGTATTGCTACAGGAGTACCTGGGCCTTGTGTGTCATACTCATCTAATTCATAACTACCGTCACTTTCCCCTTCGTAGTCATCATTGTAACTAGGGATCTGTGATTGTAAGTCACGGCTTAAAACTTTTTCATTGTCAGCAGTCATAAGATCACGCATAGCAGGATCTTCAACTGTGTCAATAAATGCTTGTTCATATTGAGCAATAGATTCATCAGGTGCTAAGATAGCAATGATGTCTTTTGTAATTAAAGCATCTACCATTTCATTATCTGGTACTAATGCTTTAGATTCTTTATAAACAGCAATTCTGTAATTTGTGTCATGTGCATCATAGTCAGTTGCATAGATAACTTCTCCTGCCCATCGCATGTTCATAAAACGTGCGGCGTATGTAAAGATTTGTTCTTCTGCAACTTCCATAAGTCTTGCTTTTGCTTTTGCAACTCTATGAAGTTGTTTGCGTTCTTCAATGATAGCAATACCTGATTGCACATTATGACGAGACATTCTTAGTCCTCCTAAGCCTGTCAAGTTTTCGATTTGATCTAAAACTTCTTTTTGTTTTTCCATCGTCTTAGTTACATCACCAGTATCTACAGGGATAGTCTCTAACTGTCCTTGCATTGCTCTTACTATCGACCCTGCTTGTGCAGGAACACTTACGCCTTTGTCTGCTCTAATTAATGTTTTAGCAAACTGAATAGATGTATAAGCATCACATTCTAACTTGTAGTATTCACGCATCGCATCTGATGCTGAGTCAATATCTGAGATTCCGTAGTCAATTGATCTTGGGTCTTGTTTAGCATAAGCCATAAATCCTGGGATACCCATACCTTCTGGGTATGTACCTTCATCTATGCATTCTGCTTCTTCGTCTTCTTGTGCTGTTTTTTTAACTTTGTAACTTTTCCAATACGATGGATAGTCTTCTGTGCCTAAGTGATAACACTTAAAGTAGTAACACTCATCGTCTTCGTTCTCTAATACTTTAACATATTTAAGACAAGGTCTTCCACCATAGATGTCATACTCCCAGTCCCATACTGATATAGGATTAAGTGCAACAACATATGGTCTGCCTAAATTACCTTCACTTTCTTTAGGCATGTCAACAAAGACCCAGCATTGTCCGTAGATAGAAGTCAAGTCACCTACATTCTCCATGAACGCATTCATTGATCTGTTTTGCAAATCAGCATCTAACAACATAAGTTGTGACCACTCAATGTTATTGGGGTCGATGTATGCACCTGTTGGTGTAGCAAACTTAAGATCACGTTTGATGCCCGGTTCAAATACTACATCGTTGATTGTGTCAACAATATAACGACAGATTGGTTGAGCAACTGTGTTCTCAATTAAATCTAAGTATAAATTTGAATCTTCGGATGGACGCTTTTTACGTACATGCTTTTTAAATTGTAGTCCACCTAAATATGCTACTTGATAACTCAACATCTGAGGTAGCATTGCGGCATAAAGAGGACTTTGTGTGAGAAGGTCTTTTGACTTCATATATTGATTCCTACGAATATATTATTTATAGTAATAACTAAGTATTTATATTTTATTGTTTCTTTTTATATTTACAGTTATCGCCGTGCCATCTTTTTATTAGACTAGGTATTGTTACCATGTCACAATGAGGGCATTTTGCAAAGTTTTTTACACCAAAATGATTGTGTCTATCTTTGTCAATCATGTCATGTATGTTTTCTTTGTGTGTTCCTAACCATAAATGTTCTGGGTTGCAACATTTTCTGTTGTCGCATGTATGCAATACACACAAATGATCAGGTATCTCGCCCTTGTGTACTTCATAAGATACTCTGTGTGTTGTTCTCATACCACCATGCTCAGTATCTCTAATCATACCATAACCGATATTGTTTAGTGCACCTTGAAACTCCCAGCAATCTGTTTCTTCAACATGTAAACATCTTCTGTACATACGTTCTTCTATTGGTGTTCTTACTCTGTTAACCATTTTATTCTCCTCGTTTTAATTCTATGTCACGCAACTTTTCGATTTTCTCAAGCATTGTGTCTAGTTTTTCAGTTAATTTATTAGTGCCCTTCATTCGTTTATATTCATAAACATGGGCAATCAATTGTTTTTTATAGTGTTCGTATGTGTGCGTGTGTCTGTGAATTTGATTGGGCATTGACAACTCATACAGTATTTTACTGTAACGTGTTAGTCTTAGTTCTAAGTCAGGAAGACTGTCTAAACTATCATACTGCGTGTCAAATTCACTCATATATTTTATTTATACTTAATAAAATAAAACTACAAATAAAGTATAGACTACCATATAACGTGATCTGCTTCGTCATCACGTTGACCCATAATCTCTTCCCACGTTGGGCCCCCTTTGTATAGAGGACTATATGGTTCGTGTTCTACGCCTGGTCTATTGTATCTTTGCACACGAGGATCGTTGCCTAAGTATTCTGCACCTGCCCAACTGTCATGTTGTATAGGAAATAGATGATGTATACCATATCTAATGCAGTCACCTAAGCCATCAATGTGTGCGTATTTTGCATCATTGTATTTCATCAGTTTTTTACGTGTACCATCTGTAAAGTGATATGACTGTAATGCTTCGATAAGTTGTACGTCATATGGACT